CCGGGGGTGGGGAATCGCCCTGGCGCAATACCTATCAGGGAAGACGGCGAGTGGATAATGCCCCGCTGGATGTACGAAGCAGGTAAGGGGTTTGTGTCTTCCGGCGTTGCCATGAAAGGCCAACAGGTTTCGCCCGAGGACGTGCTGAACACTGCATTGACGTTCACGGGCGGGTCGTTTGGCGCAAGCCATGCTGCGGGGCCAGCCGCCGAAGCGGGTACACAAATGCTCGGTATGGCCGTTAAGAACAAAGGCGGCAATTGGCTGGACAAATCAGTAGCTGAGGCGATTGCGCCTCTGCAAGTCCCTGATCCCGCTAATCGACTCAGAGAGATGGAAGCCTTCGTTCTGCGCGGACAAGCCAGTGCCCCAGGCGTTGTTGACGACGCATACATGCAGCTCATGCGCGAACAGACGATGCCAGATATCGCTATCAACAACTGGCTTGAAACAAAACTCAATTCCTACATCCGCAATGATATGGGTACACCGGAAGACCCGGTGCGTGCGCTGGCCGAACGCGGAACGCTTCATTTTGAACCCCCTGTGCAATTCCCGCCTTATACTCAGCGGGAGATGGAAGGTTTTCCTAATGTAGGTTTGGGTCAATCGGAACTCGCTAAACGCTGGGAAGCCGCCACCGACCTGTCTATACGTCCCTTTCAGGCAGGAGACCTGATCAATCCAGAGAAGTATAACTCTGATAGTACGGATGGGCGTCTTGTAGACTATCCATGGTTGTCAAAAGTGCCTCCGGAAACAAAAGTTTACGATCTTAAAGCCGATAACAATATGGGCACTCTCGGCTTTAACCACCTTGTAGACGAACTGCGCAACGCCACCCGGCCAGACACAGATCTGCCAGAGCGCCTGCGCATCGACTACAACAAACTGGACAGGATGACTGTTCCTCAGATCGTGGAAAAGGTTGCGGACATCAACGCATGGCGTGCGCAAGAGGCCGTTCGTGCCGAGCGCGAAGGTATGATGGCGAACCTGCAGGGAGCACCAAGAGTTGAGGATCCTGAGCTTAATCTGTCTTTCGTAGAAAGCCCCGGCGGTAAGTGGGTAGACATCCCTGAGACGGTGGACGAAACCAATCTCAATCTCTGCACTTCTATCGGTAAGGCAGGCGGTTGGTGTACGCAGGGTGAAGGTTTGGCTAAGAGTTATGGCTCCGGCGACAATCGTCTTACGGCGTTGGTTGACGCCGAAGGCCGTCCGCATGCGCAAGCGAAGATCAGCACCGTCCGCGTCAATGCCGAAAACACTCAAATGGGTGGTATGTTAACTGAACAAGAAGCGATTGACGACCAGCTACTCATGAATGCGGCAACAGTGTTGCAAGAACGCGGCTTAGGTGATTTGTTCGGAGAACAGGTTGAGGTAGACGTGCTTGCTGAGGCGTTGGGATTTAATAATAATAGAGGGCTTTCGCGAGAAGCTAGAGACGCATTGAACGAAGTATACGCTGAAGCTGAACGCAGGCTGCCTAAAACAGAACTATCTGTGCCGGACATCACTGAACTCAAACCCCCAGGCAACACGTTTAATAGCGCCAGAGCGCAAGAATATGCCCGCCGCGACCCGCAGTACAAACAAAAAGTCACGGACTCGGTGCTCAGGTTCCTCAACGGCGGGAACTGGGGCAAAGTGGCCGATCTAGATCAGTACGGCGTTGTTGATCTGAAAGACTCTAATGCGGTGATGCGATACTTAAACGACATCTATAACGGCTCCGACAACGGCGTGATGATTTTCAATTACGCCATAGACAGTGCTCCGCCAGATACTCCGCGTTTCATGAGCCGTGGCCAGTTTGTAAATTTCTTGGAGCCTTACGAGCCGATGCCGCCGGAAGGCTTCGCCAAAGGCGGCACAGTCAGAGCCTACGACCCGCTACAAATAGAAAACATTATGAGCAGTATAAACTCCCCGCGCAATTACGCTGAGGGTGGTAGTGTGCTGGCGTACAACCCAGGGCGAGTAGACGCGATACTTAATCAATTCAGGGGAGCTGAGTGATGGCTAACGAAAGACCAGAAGACGACCTGCCAGAAGGCGAGACCGTTCAGCTTGAAGACGTGGATAACGAGGTCGAGGACACCGAAGACGGCGGCGCGATTATTCGTGAGAGGAACGCAGAAGACCACGCCGCCAAGCTCGCCCACTTTGCCAACATCGTTGAAGAAGTTGACGATGACATGCTCAATACCGCGATCAACGACTTGTTGGAAAAGATCAACAACGACAAAGAGGCACGAGAGAAGCGCGACAAGCAGTACGAAGAAGGCCTACGCCGCACCGGACTGGGTGACGATGCCCCCGGTGGTGCTCAGTTCGCGGGCGCTAACAAAGTGGTGCACCCGATGCTGGTAGAGGCCTGCGTAGACTTCTCTGCCCGGTTCATGAAGGAGATCTTCCCGCCCAACGGCCCGATAAAGAGCAAGGTGCTGGGTGAACGGGACAAGACTAAACTGCAGAAGGCCGAGCGTAAAGCGGAGTTCATGAACTGGCAGACCACGGAGCAGATGGTCGAGTTTAGGGGCGAGCTAGAGCAGTTGAGCACCCAACTCCCGCTGGGCGGTGGGCAGTACATGAAGTTCATGTGGAACGCGTTACACCGCCGTCCGTGCTCGGAGTTCATTGCGATTGATGATGTGTACCTGCCGTTTGCGGCGACCAACTTCTACACTGCCGAGCGCAAGACGCACGTGCAGTATGTGACCAAGTTTGAGTACCAACGCCGGGTCAAGTCAGGCATGTACCGTGACGTAGACCTAGGAGAGCCTGACGACCCCGAGTACAGCAAGTCCACCCAGGCTAACGACAAGATTGAAGGGCGCAAAGACCTCAACTACAACGAGGACGGGCTGCGCACCGTTTTTGAGGTGTACACGTATCTCGACTTTGGCGATGGCCCCGAGCCGTACATCCTGAGCATTGACAAGTCTACCGAGATGGGCCTGGGGCTGTACCGCAACTGGGAGCAAGACGACGAGCGCCAACAGGAACTGGACTGGATTGTTGAGTTCCCGTTCGTACCGTGGCGTGGTGCGTACCCTATCGGACTCACGCACATGATCGGCGGATTGAGTGGTGCGGCTACCGGCGCACTCCGCGCTCTGCTTGACTCAGCGCACATTCAGAACATACCCACGATGCTCAAACTCAAGGGGGGTCCTGGCGGCCAAACCCTGAACCTGCAGCCTACGGAGATTGCGGAGATTGAAGGGGGTGCGCTGATTGACGACATCCGCAAGATCGCTATGCCCATCCCGTTCAACCCGCCTAGCCCGACATTGTTCCAGCTGCTGGGCTTCCTAGTGGATGCCGGTAAAGGCGTGGTGCAAACCTCGTTTGAAAAGCTCTCTGACCAGAACTCTAACCAGCCTGTGGGCACAACTATGGCCCTGATTGAGCAGGGCATGGTGGTGTTTAGCTCAATTCACAGCCGGTTGCATGGCTCGATGGCGCGGTGCTTCAAGATTCTGCACCGCATCAACAGCGCGTACTTGACCGTTGAAGACATTGAGGCATATGCCGCTGGCATTGAGATTGATCCGTCTGACTTTGACGGCCCAATAGACGTGATTCCAGTCAGCGACCCCGCAATTTTCAGCGAGACGCAGCGTTTTGCACAAACGCAGGCGATTATGCAGCGCGCCCAGGCGATGCCGCAGATGTATGACGCTCGTAAAGTGGAGGAGATGTTCCTGCGCAATATGAAAGTCCCTGTAAATGACGTTCTGCAGCCGCTACCCGGCAGCGAAGACATGGATCCGGTTAGCGAGAACGTGGCAGCAGCCATGGGTCGCCCGGTTTACGTACTTCCGTCGCAAGACCACATAGCGCATATAATGACGCATGTCTCGTTCCTCAAGTCGCCGCTGTTCGGGTCTAATCCGGCAATAGTGAAGACCTACCTGTACCCTATCGCCACGCACCTGCGCGACCATCTGCTCAACTACTACCTGGTCGAATCTCACGACGCGGTTTCTAAAGCGCAGCGCGGAGAGTTGATACAGGAGGAAGCGCAAGAACAGGTCAAGGTTATCCTGCAAGTGCAGCAGTTTATAGAGAAGCAGCTGGGCAACTTTGCTCAAGAGCTGGCGCAGCTGGATGAGGCCGCGCAGCAGTTCAAGCCGCAGCAGCAGATGCCGCCTGATAAGACGATGGAAGTGGCGCAGCTCAACGCGCAAGTACAAGGCCAGGCCATGCAGCAGCGTATGCAGGTTGACCAAGCTAAACTGCAGAACGACCAGCAGAAGATGCAGTCACAGCAGCAACTTGAAGCAGCTAAACTAGCCGCAAAACAAGAAGAGTTCAACGCACGCATGCAAACCGAGCAGATGAAGCAATCGGGTGAAGACCAACGCCTGTCTGCTGAACTGAACGCTAGGGAGCGCATGAACACGGCTGACAACGACACCGCAAAGCTCTTAGCCGCAGCTGAGATGGCCACGGGTGAGAAAGTAAGAGTAAGTACAGGTACAGGAATAAATCCCAATCCATAAACCCTTGAGGACAAACCGATGAAAGCCAAACCGATGAAAGACAAACCAAAGACCGGTACCGTTTCAATGAAAGGCGGCGACGTTAAACAGAAGCACCGCATGGCGGCGGGTGAGAAAGTCACCGGCCAGACCCTACCCTCTGCGCCTAAGTCGCCTAAGACACCCGCGTGAACTTAGAGACTAAGCTACTCAATAAGCTCAAGGCTGAGCAGCAGAGTTTTGCTGTAGAGGCTCTGACGCGGCCCCAGACACGCGATACGTTTGAGTACGGGTA